TAACGTCTACACGAGAGTCAAAATCTTTTTGGCGGTCAAAGTCACCATCCATCTCGTAAGCATACTCTGACGGCATGTAGTCACGGATGATGCTAGACAAGAGGCGAAGCTCTTTCTTCATAGCTGCATGCATACGCGCCTGAACACCAGACATAACTTTCATGGAGCGTTCCATCAAAGCGAGGGTAGACCCCACTGGTGCCTGAGCATTCATGTCACCTACTTGAATGTCCGCAACTGAACCAATGCGTCTTCCCTCTTCGACAATGTTGCCCAATAACGAGTAGAGTACAGACGATGGCTCTTTGTAAGGGATGAACGTAATTGAATCCCGAATAGCACCACCCGGAACATCAACGTCCCTGAACTCACCCGGCATAAGCGGCGTGTCGTCCCCTTTAATGCGGAGACCCCTAGCTTTAAGGCCAGCAGGCAGATTCGATAATGTACCAGCATCAACGAGCTGGCGAAGAATTGAAGTAGCAGACTTGGCGAGACCACCGATGAGATGAATAAGGCCCGTGCCATAAAAACCCAATCCCGGCAAATACTTATAATGGACAAAGTGTAGTCGTTTCTTTTTCTTATCATCGTCTTCGTACCAGTTCCTTCTGATAGCAAGTATCTCCCTAGAAGACTTGTCTATGGTAATAACATAGGGGCGAGCGATCCCGTCTGGATCATCAAACTCTTCTGGCATGTTCATGGTTACATGCATCTCAAGAATTGTGTGACGATCATCATCCTCAATGACAGCACTCTCCCCATCGAGTTCGTCATATTTTTCCTGAATGTCAGAGAAGTCTGGCTCTGGAGCAGGGAGGTCAACATCACGATACATCCCAGCAACCTGTAACTCTAAGATTTCATTAGATGTTTTCTTCATGAAGTGGGTGTAGCGGGGGCATGACGCCAGATCAGATGCACCATACGAAGCGACAAAGTCTTCTGCAGGTACAAACATAGATACAGGGCGATCCTCTAAGGGATCGTAATATACCTTTTTGAATGCAGAACCAGCGAGTGGGAGCTTGAATAGCATCTGCTCTGTCTCATCACGGTACTCAGTCATCTCTTCTGTGAGGAGGTAGTTCATTTCTGTCTGAATGCGATCCGCTTGATCTACCTTCTCAGGGGTCATTTTGCCCATGATCTTAGTGCGGCAAGGGCCAGATGCAGGGAAAAGCTCACCCATAGCCTGTGCTTGGAAGCGTACAACGGCTTCAGTCAGTACTGGATGGAACACGCCAGATGCACCCTGCCATGGTTGGCTGCGGTCTTCGATCTTCATACCCAGCAAGTCTAAGCCCTTGACGTAGGCTCTTGCCCAATCACGGCGTGATTCACGGTCTGACTCAAAATCTTCTACAAGTTCTGACGCCATACTTTGAAGAGTGGCCTCATCGATAAGTTCAGCAAGGTTCTCGTCATGATCACCCCCCATGATCTCATCTGAGATGCCGCCCTCAAAGTCTATGATGACCCCACCGTCACCTGTGTCGATAGATATTGCTTCTGGATTTATAACTTCGACTTCGATTTCTTCAGCCTCTGTTCCTTCGATCTCAAAATCGGAAGGTTCCATTTGCTTCTCTATAGCCATGACTTGCTCCTAGTAGTACTCAACTGGTCTTCGATATTTTGGTTCATCATCCCAGTCATCTGATTCAGCTCTCACCCAGCCGCCTTGTCTAAACCTTAGCAGAGCTTGAGTGGTCGAGTCCACTAAGTCGTCATGATCCCCAGAGGGGAATGACGCGCATTCCTCGATCACTTCTTCTGCCCATCTGGTAGGTGGATACCATATTGCACCACTTGCAAACAAGTCTGTTACTGCATTTACCCTAGCAATCTTGTCCTGACCCCTAGATGGGGTGAACTCAGTAACAGGTATTCCCATAGCTCTAAGCTCAAATATGAGGGGCGCACCAGACGCTTTCTTCTCCACGATCATCTGATCTGGCTCAAACTCCTGATACTTGTCGTAGGCAGCTCTCTTCAGATCAGGAAACTCTAGTTTCTCTTTATACGCATCAAGCAAGATAATGTTTGGCTGAGACCTGCCATTACTGTCTGGGTGATAGAATACGCCCCACGTTGTACAGGCGCTATAGTCAGATCGTTGCGTCTTTAAAAACGCAGTATCCCAAGATTGGATAATAGCTTCGCATGGTGGTGGCGTAAGGCTGTCCCACTCCCTCCACCATTCGCGTTTGATGAGCGCACCCTCTTCGGATGTCGGGTCTTGCTGATACTGAGCTGACCACTTGGAGACTGGAAGCTCTGCCTTTAGAGCCTCAAGCTCTTCTTCAGACCAGAACTCAGGCCAGAGCGGTCTGCCAGAAGGCATCAGTGCCGGGAACTCAATGACCTCCCAGTCATCCATCCCCTTCCTGTCGCCCGTGGACTTTAAAATCTGACCAGTCAAATCTTTTTTAGACCACCTAGTCATAACAACAATGATGGCACCACCGGGCTGCAGGCGCTGTCTTGGGCCTGATGTGTACCATTCGTAGACCCGGTCATAGACATCGCTATTGAATTGCCCCTGCTGGGCATCCTGCTCACTGTGCGGGTCATCAATGATTAGAAGATCAGCACCCTTACCAGTCACAGCACCTCCTACACCAATAGCAAAGTAATCCCCCCGCTTGTTCGTGTTCCAACGTCCAGCAGCCTTTGAGTCACTGGAAAGAGTAATGCCCTTAAATACTTTCTGAAAGTCTTCAGATTGAATAAGGTTTCTGACCTTACGTCCAAACCCAACCGCTAACTCTGCAGTGTGAGCTGTCTGAATAACCTTCTTGTGTGGATACTTACCCAAGAACCAAGCAGGTAAAAGGAAGGAAGCAAACTCAGACTTAGTATGCCGTGGCGGCATATTGATGATGAGTCTCTTCAGTTCACCTTTGGCTACCCGCTCAAACGCTTCCGCCATAGTCTTGTGGTGCCTGCCTGATATAAAGCTAGGCCACATGATGTTCACAAAACTTATGAAGTCATCCTTGGCGTTTACCTTGTTCTCCGCATCCTCAAGCTCACTCATTAGCTCTAAAAGCTCTGCCTGTTGCTCTAACGGCAATTGAGCGATCTTGTCTTTCATTGCAGCTAATTTCTGCATAGTCCCTCCTTTAGGTGGCAGGCGGACAAAGGTGGGGACAGTCCACCTGCCTCAAGACAAACCATGGGAGTCTAGTCTGCCTCGCGCGTATTATATTATATACTATACAATATATCTACCTATATAGATATTAGACTACCTATTATAGTTAATAGACTACCTATTATAATAGGAAATGAGAGCTTTCTTTAAAGAGTGACGTTGCGTAACTTGCAATAAAGTGACGTAACGTAATTTAAACGGATTTAAATCGCGATTATAATCCGTTTTGTATCTTGGATATAGTTCTATTGAACTAATTTATGACTTTATGTACGGTGTGGGAAAGGAGATGATGATATGGAAGTTTCTATACCCATGATTTGGGATATTGTATTGGTTCTTATAATCGCTCCTTTGGCGTGGTGGTTCAATCAAGTCCACAATGAAGTAAAGAGACTTAACATTCTCCTTAACATGACCCGTGAAAACTACATGAAGCGGGAAGATCACCAATCAGAACTCAATCGAGTCGTTGATCACCTCCTTCGTCTAGAAGGTAAGATCGACAAGTTGGCAGAAAAGCACTAATTAAGCGCCTCCCAACCACGGCACTAACATATAATCGCTCATATAAAGAAACTGCTCGCTAAGGGAGTACGCTATCAGCCCACATCTGTTGGCGATACAGCGAGCATACCCAGACTATAGGTCCATTTGCTTTTTTTTATTTGGATTTAGGAGGGGGTCTAGGATTCCTCAGCTTATGTAATTGTTCGTGGGGAATACTATGTATACGCGTGCGTGTGCGGGTGCGCATCACAGGGGGGGTGGGGGCGGGTGGGGGTCGCGCGTTCCACCCAATGGAAACGGGGCGGGGCGCGATCCACTCGATCCACTCAGTCGATCACCCCAGCAGTCGATCCAGCTTGGCTTGAAGCTCGGACTTGATCGTTGCGGCGTCACGCTCGGTCTTATCCTCAGTCTCCACTTTGTCAGTGAACAGTGCCACGCTCTTACCCAACAGCTCCAACGCACGAACACGAGCGCCATCTGAATTATCAGGATCCATCGCCTCATCTTGAAGTCGTTTCAAAACGAAGTCTGATCGAGAGAGGCTCTGCATGCGCTGCTGCTGCTCTCTATCACGATGGAGCTGATCCAATCTTGTGGTGACCTTGGGGTTGATGACTAGCTCATGCGCCTGTCTATGTATTGTTGCTGGCTTCATGTTCTCTGCATCATACGCCTCTCGATATGCATCACTAAACGATAGGCCTGAGAAGACACCCATGCAGAACGCCTCTTGCTTCTCTGTGAGACCATTGGGCAGGTTGGCACTCCTTGCGCTTGACCTATCCCTTACCTTTGTCTTGGTGCCTGTGTCCTTGTTCTCTATTACTGTGAGCTTAGGCTTCTTGGCGCTGCGCTTGGCTGTCGGCGTTTTCGGTGTCTGATCTGTCATCTTCTATCTCCAAATGTGCAAGCTGCTTGTCATTTTGATCGAGCTGCTTGGGCCGTTTAGTTCAATTGAACTTATGCCAACCATATCCCATGAACTTTTTATTGTCACGATATCCTCATGTTTTGTTGGGCATTCAGAGAAAAGTGCGAGAGGTTGACGCTACGTCATCTATAATTATGTGTCATTAAGTGTTGATAAGTGTCACCAGTCATACTATCTACCTAATTGTCGGAAGGACGGCGCGGCCCTGATTGCCCCCCTGTCCGAACCCCGAACGCCGCCAGCTCTCAGCGGAATTGATATAAAGCCATGCCACGGCAGTAGAGAGAGGTTCCTTCCTAGCGGACGGTTTGACCGGGTTTCCATACCGACAGTCAATCATCCCCACAAAGAGAGGCCTTCCCACCAAACGGGTTAGCACCACTGATGCTTATGTGATCGTCTTAAAACGGGGTCTTCTGGTATCGGCACTGTCGGACGGTTCAGCGTTGCGCTGGCTAGGCAGTTTAGAGAACAGCAAAGGTGGTAAATGAAAGTGGCCCTTCATTGGGCCTCTATCTCAAGCAGTCCTGTTGGACTGCTTCACATAGAAATCTTTCGGAGAATACCAGATGTCAAAATTAATCATCAAAGATGCGGACGCAGCCGTTACTGCAATGGATGCCTTCTCATCTCTCTGCCTCTCATTCTCTGATGGCAATTACGCTGCCATCGTGATGGACGCAGCAGCGTTCATCATCTCAATTAAAAACGCAGTATCATAAAGGAGAACCACATGAACATCACAGTCAAAGTCACAAACAATTATGGCAGCAAAGCCGTGTACCCAGTGTGCAGAGCGGCGAAAATGTTCACGATGATAGCCGGGACAGTGACACTGACACCCCCGACAATCGCCCTAATCAAGCAGCTTGGGTATGAAGTCCAAGTCGCACAAGAAACCTTATAAGGAGAACATCATGTACTTTGACAACGCTATCGCGATCTATCGCCAGCGCCTCGCAGCCGTGGTTGACGGTGATCAATACCTTGCAGAGCGCCTTCGCGAGAAATTCCAATGGGCCTGCCGCCAGCATGTGAAGCACACTGGCTCACCTTACCTCAGCACCGTGTATGCGGCAATTGATGCCGCTGCGTGATCCCAACAGTGCAGCCTACGGGCTGCATCATTGGCCTCATGTAAACAAAGGAGAACATCATGGCTTCCATCAACGCAACACACAAAATCAACAGCGTTGGCATCACAGTCAAAACTGTGGTCATCGCGGACGATGGCGAGTGCATTCTGCGCGTCCGCTGCAACGCCTCAAGCCCCTTCATCTGGACAGTGTCCTTCACCAATTACGATGGCTCTTACTATCGTTGGAAAACAAATGAACTGCCGGGGATACTCCACGATGAGTACAATGCAGAAAACATCATGCATGTAGCGCGAATAGCGACAGCCTGTGTCAAGAACGGTCACGGCTGGGCAAAGGGTGGGCGTGTAATTCAGAGCGGCTTCGACACCTCAAGTGAGGCGCAGTCAACACTGGCATCGTGATCTTAACTGTGTAGCCCTACGGGGCTGCATTATTAACTTCACAGGAGAAACTACCATGGCAACCTTTACAATCCACCAGCGCAAACTGGGCAAAGAGAAGTCTATTCAGATCAATGCTGACAGCAGCTCTGACATGGCGAACACCTACTTCCGCATGGGCCTCGCACGCCGTGACAATGTTGAGGAGCTTGTCGCTGCCACATTCGATCATGACATCTACCGCATGACCACCTGCTTGCAGGTTGTTTCGGATCATGCCCTGACCGTGATATTCGATCACATGAACGGCTACACTTGTGACGATGTTCACAATGAAATCCAACTGATGCCGCGTCCAAGCATGTCAGTCGGTGACATCGTTACCAACACTCAGTGCGGGACATCATGGGTATGCATGCCATGCGGCTGGCATGAACTGGGGATGCAAATAGAAACCAAGCTCGCTGCTTAGAAAGGATACATCATCATCAAGATATACATCTGGGCTGAGACATTGCCCTTCATATACAAGGCTGCGCTTGTCGTGGCTATCAACGGCGGCATACTCGCCGCCATCTACTATTTTTTGTGATACTTTGAATGATCCCGGTGCGCCGGGGTCATTGGAGGCATCATGCCTATAACGCAAAGTCAGCCAAAAGGATGAAGAGATGACAAATGCAAAACAATTTATGATTTCCGACAGCTCAATCAATGTGGTCTATCAGGCCGAGCAAGAGATCGGAACCCTCAAAGGTCAGAACCGCGAAAACAATGACGCGGCAAACAGCCAGAAGATGACAGCCTACGGTGAGGTCATCGCCTCTATCGCTCAGGTCAAGCTGGTCAAAGGCAACCTACCGCGCTCTGTTTCAAAGACGCTGCGCAAGGCATTGCTTGAGGAAGCTGGCCTCAAAGATGCTACCGTCAAACGGTATGTCGAGAACGGTGTTGGTGCCGTCCGCCTGATCAAAGAAAAGATCGGTGACATCCCATCGCAGTACACTGGCTCTGCCGTTGTTGCTGACCTCATCGCCATGGATATCGACAGCGAGAACAAGCTGGCGAAAGCTATCAAGGGTGAGGGCGAGAAGTCCAAGGCTCAGATGCTGGCAGAGAAGGTTGTCGGCAAGTTCTCAAACAAGAAAGATGAGAACGGCAAGACGGTTCAGGGTGATGTCTTTCGGGATGGCCTTGATGATGAGGAGCTTGATGAGTTCCAGAACGTCATGCGTGAGCTGATGGCTGCGCGTAAGGCCTACCGCGACACGGCTGCGGCTAAGGCTGCGGCTGACAGCGCGGCTGTCGAGAACGACACTGTCGATGCATGTGTTGTTGAGATGATGGATGCTCTGGGCATCGCGTCATGAGCTATCGCAAGTTGAAGCGGTTGGAGAGACGCTGGGCGTTCTTGGAAGGTGTGGCCTCTGGCCTCGCCTTCTCGGCCTTCGCAGTGGGCATGATGATATTCATGCTGGCATGGTAATATTTTTTGGAGAACAACTATGAACATCGAAGAAGACGTTAAAAATTACTATCAGAGAACAAATATGAACATGATCGAAGAAGCCGTTAAAAATCACTATGGCGAACGCTGCCCTGACCAAGATGTCGATTGTATCATATGTCAAGCGTGGGAAGAGTTTGACACGATTAAGCATGACTTGGGCCGGTACACTCATCTGATCAATCGCTATCCCGCCTTGCACAAACCTAAATGATGGTGAGCTTTGTTGGACGGCCTTTCGGGGCCGTCACGCTAAGTTCAATTGAACTTTTTTGAAGGAGTGAGAAATGAATATAGTGATAAGCCATATCACCGCTCATGGAAAAATCTACCAACGGTGTGAGTTCGAGAGCTTCGCTGATCTGGAACAGTATTTCGTGGAAGAGATACTGGGCCGGACTGATCGGCGGTCAAAGGTGATCGGCAAGGTATTGATCTGGGCCAATGAGGAGCGGTCATCATGAAAACATACTACGTTACAATCGAAGGATTGGTCTCCAGAGTATCGAAGGTTGATACTGATGGACTGGCTGACGCCATCAGGCAGGCCAAGAAAGAGTTCATGTCACAACCCGGCGCACTGAACGCCGTGTTGGTTTCTGTTGCAACCACAAATGAGGAGACTTCCAAATGAAAATCACATGTAGTCGTCAACTGAGCGACATCGAAACAGAAGACCTGATGCACTCTGCGCGTATCATCGAGGCGTGTGGAGAGGTCAAGGGATGGGCGGGTTTCGGTATGCTATACAAGACCTTAACGCCCGACACATGGAGTTTTGTAGATCAAAAGTATGGGGGAGATTTGGAATGAAAACTTACACCTATCACACCGACAACGGTCACGGCTGGCTGCAGGTGCCATACGCTGACTTCCGTCTCGCTGGCCTGACCACTGATCAGGTGAAAGATTACAGCTACGCAACTGTCGAGGGGGACACCTACATCCCCACGCTGTACCTCGAAGAGGATTGTCACATGTCAATGTTCTTGGATGCTCTCGCAGCTAAGGGAATTGATTTCGATATTGTTGAAAAGCACCACACTGGTGACGCTTACATTCGTGAGCTTGGGAGGGTTTCGTAATGGACGAAGAAGAAATGATCACAGAGCTTTCAGCTATGGCTGAATGGAATAATTTCGCAGCATCGCTGGTCATGCAGTACAGATCGAAGGGTGATCTGTCGCAGAAGCAATGGGACGCTGCCGAGCGTACTATCCTGAACGTCCAAGCAAAGGCTCTGTTCAGAAAAGAGATGTCGCGCACCGTGGATGTGTCGCGGATCAAAGACCTTCTAGAGACAGCCAAGGTCAAGAAGCCTGTCTTTCGGGCGGCAGAGCTGGCCTTCTCGCTGGCACCCCTGAACGGCAAGAATGCTGGTGCCGTCTACGTTAAACGTGGGCCAGATTATCAAGGCAAGATCATGGACGGTCAGTTCATCCCTGTCAGTAGCTGCCAGAGCGACACAGCGGACGCTGTGGTGCGGGTAGCAAGTGATCCTAGAGGTCAGGCAGTGCAGCATGGTCGCGAGACCGGGCGTTGCTCCTGTTGCGGCAGAGAGCTGACTGATCCTGTATCAATAGAGATGGGGATTGGCCCTGTCTGCGTAGCGAATTGGGGACTGTGATGAGTAAGATGGGAAACTACGTTGTCGGATTGCAGGAAGGTGATGATGACTACATCGAAGCATACAAGAAAAGAATGCTTAAACTGTATGACGGCAAGAGCGTGGCTGAGTTGGATCAGATGATGCTGGCTCTACGGAAAAGGTACGATGAAGCGGTGAGACGCAGGACAGAGACGGGCCTGCGATCATACAATGATGAGATCGAAACTGCATCGATCCAAATCAATAATATAAAAAATGTAATATCTGTCAGACAGATTGGAGAGAAATCATGAAACTAACACAAGCGAAAGCTATCTGCGAAGCAGCTATCGACTTTGCAATGAACACAAAGAACGGGCGTGATGCCCAGTACGTTGTGCCATACCTCGTGTCTGGCGCTGGGATCGGCAAGACCACCTTGGTCAAGGACATCGCCGCGTCCAAGGGCATTGGCTGCGAGATACTTTCACTCGCCCAGTATGATGCTGGTGAGTTAGGTGGTTGGGCTGTGCCATCAGATGATGGCGAGACCATGGTGCGCAAACGTCCTGACTGGATGCCGACTGACGGCAAGGGCATCTTGTTCTTGGATGAGCTGCCACAGGCTCCCGTGTCCAATCAGAACATTGCAGCTCAGATCACAAACGAGCGGCGTGTTGGGCCTCATCACCTGCCAGAGGGCTGGGTCATCGTTGCCGCTGGCAACCGCATGTCTGATCGTGCTGGCACCAACGGCATGCCGTCCCACCTAAAAGACAGGTTGATGTTCCTAGAGATCGAGGCGGACATGGAAGATACCATCGCTTACTACTACAGCAAGCGTATCGATGAGCGCGTGTCGGCATTCCTACGCTTCCGCCCTGAGTGGTTGCATAAGTTTGATCGTGACGCAGATGCATGCCCGTCACCGAGATCATGGGAGCGAGTGGCATCGATCATGTCATGGGGTCTTGATCCAGTGAACCAGCTAGAAGCTATCGCTGGTCAGGTTGGACGTGCTGCGACAGCCGACTTCACAGGGTTCCTGATGATGTATGACAGTGTGCCAGACATTGACGGCCTGATTGCTGCGCCTGATGCAGCGGACATCCCAGACAATCCGGCTGTCCTGTATGCCGTATGCGCTGCGATCTCAGCGAGGATGAACCCAAAGAACGCTGGCAACGTGATCAAGTATCTTGACCGCTTGCCCCAGCAAGAGTTCGCGGCATTCGTCATCAAGGATGGCGTCAATCGTCACAAGGAATTGAAGCAGTCGCAGGATGTCCGCAGTTGGATCATGCGTCAGGGCAAGAACCTGATCCTGTAACCCATAATCGTGGGCGGTTTTGGGTAGCAAACGTACCTAAATCAAATTCGTTGCTCTTTTTTTGACGAGTGAACGGCGTAACCCATTGCACATAATGGGTTATTTAAAAAATAACTAGTCGGGTAATGGGAGACCCCATGTCACGTTGATCGGATGTTGATATGTTGAACTTTTCCATCGGGGGAAAGTCGCCCATTTTAAAAACAGGATGTAGTTCTATTGAACTTTTTTGGAGAAATAGCATGGAAGAACAGATGAAGGTTTCTCGTGCCATCACGAGACTGGTAGTGAAGCACCCATTCTTTGGGTCAATTTCCCTGTCACTGAATGTCTCACCTGATGAGAGCATTCCGACTATGTGTACTGACGGCAAGTCAATACGATGGAACCCATCCTTTGTTGATCAGATGGATCAGGAAGAGACAGTCGGTGTCATGGCACACGAGGTCTTGCATGTCACGTTCAAGCACATGATGCGGCGCGGTGAGCGTGACCCTGAGCTTTGGAATATCGCCTGTGATCTGGCGATCAATCCGATACTGATCGAAGGTGGTTTCATATTACCAGAGGGTGCGCTCAATGAGACAAAGTACAAGGGGCTGAGTGCAGAGACCATCTACAGCAGACTGCCAGAGGATGCCAAAGAAAAGTATGGCAGCGGTGCTGGGTTTGGTGAGGTCACTGATGTTTCTGACGGCAACGGTAAGCCCCTCTCAGAGGCGGAAGCCAAGCAGATGGAAGCGGACATCGACAGCAAGGTTATGATGGCTGCAGCCGGGGCTAAGGCAGTGGGCAATCTGCCCGGTGCGATCAAGTCTCTGATCGAGGAGATGAAGCGCAGCCAAGTGGACTGGCGTGACAGTATGCGCAGGTTTGTCGGAGGCGATCAGCCAGATGACTACAGCATGCGCAAGCCGCATCGCAAGATGTATCACGCATCTAGGATTGTCGCTCCATCCATACAAAAGATTGGTGCCGGGGACGTTGTGATCGGCATCGATACAAGCGGTTCTGTTTCGAGCGGTGAGCTGTCTTATTTCTTGGGTGAGGTGAACGCAATCAGTGCGGACATCAAGCCCCGGTCAGTAACAGTAATCACATGTGATGCTGTGATCCAGACTGTAAGGCGTTACGAACAGGGTGAGGAGATCGAGAAGATCGAGGTCAATGGTCGAGGTGGGACAGAAGTCCGCCCGGTATTCGACTACATCGAAAAAAATAATATCAATGTGGATAACATGGTGTATTTTTCAGACATGTGTATATTCGATTACCCGGATCAACCGCATTACCCAACGATGTGGGTATCGTCTTATTCACGAGGTGAGCCAGCCCCATTTGGGGAGACAGTATATCTTAAAAACTTAGGGGAGTAATGATATGGACTTGGATAGAGTGAAACAACTTATGCGGCAGGGAATTAGTTACGAGAAGGCATACGGTTTCTGTATGCTGCAAAGGGCTAGGGCGGAAAACCAAATACCCAACCACAAGGTACAAGAAGCGCGAAGAAGCAGTGCTAATTTCGGAGCTTTGCGTACCAGCACTGGCGCTTCAGACAACCCAGAGATTGTCGAGAAAATAGACATGTTTTTGCGCAGCAAGATACATCAGAAGGACATAGCTAAATTGCTGAAGATCAGCCAGTACACTGTCTCTAAAATAAAGAAACGTCATAACCTACCTACAAAAAAGTTGAATGATGAATAAAGAAAACGCGAAGCTGCAAAGCAAGATAGCTATCCAGCGCACTGAGATTGCAAGGTTAACCCAGAAGTTAGAGAGGTTAACCAAAGAAAAGTCCGAACTACTAAGGGACATAAAGTGGATGAGAGGAGAACGTAATGAGTAAAGATGACATGAAAAAGATTTTGGATGAGGCATTCCGAAAAGTGTTTGGAGGTAATCGGTGATGGAATTTTTTACTGCACTGCTAATCTATTATCCGCTTCAGGATATGGATATGCGAGGTGAAATTTGGTTTGAGAACTACGCTAAATGTGAGCAGGTTCTTAGGTCTGATGCGCTGCTTGTTATCTACGACAACCCAAAAGATGTTCACATGAACTGCACCCAATCGGAACAAGCTAGTTCATCCATACGTCCAAGGGCAAGACCGGAGGGTTTAGGTGATGGGTGATGAGGCACTAAACCTACAGCAAAAGGCAGAACTTACCTTCCTCAGAAACGAGGTGAACAAGCGAGAGTTCGAGGCCAACCTAGTTGTCCCGCACCCTAACGTACAACAAGACCTTCAACGTGCCAGAACTGAGTTGCGTGAATACACACACAAGCTAAGGATGCAGGGCATAAACATATAGGGAGTAAAACCATGACGAACATGACGCGAGGTCAAATATTAGACAAGGCTAAACAGTATGTGACGGAAGACCGGGCATCTGATCACGGTAATATGGAAGATAATTTTGAAACCATAGGTGCTTACTGGTCGATACATTTGGGCGTCCATGTGAGTGCCGTAGATGTGTCAGTCATGATGTCCCTGTTAAAAGCAGCCAGAATAAAATCAAACCCAGAGCATATAGATAATTGGGTAGATGGATGCGGTTACTACAGTT